CCGTTTCTTGGTGTTGGATGATGGAGGTTTCGTGGTTCCCGTAGCCAAGGACCAGCAGGAGGTCCGCATAGGGTCGGAACCATTCGACGGCCGTGTCAACGATGGAGTCAAGGTATCGCCCGTTGTTGTGTTCGGGTCGGATGTCGTCCTTGGACCTGCGAGGATCGCCCTTGCCTTGCATCAAACAAAAAAAGTCCCCATTTACGAGGACTTTCGCACCCCTGCGTCTTGCTTCTTCGAGGTGGTTGGTAAGCAATGCCCTGTCGCACTTGGGGTTGTCCCAGTGCAGGTCGGAGAGCAAAAGAAACTCTTGGGTCCGTCCGCACTCAATTGCGTGGACGTTTTTGGAATGCTTGGTTACTTTCATACGAGGTTTTTAAGTTTGGCATTCTCGGCTTGGAGGGAGTGGATGGTGTGTTCCATTTCCTCTAACCGCTGACGCAAACTTACGACCTCATTACGAAGTTGTGTTAATTCCTTGTTTTGTGACTCGCTGGTAGCCTGCCACATAGCGAGGACCGCTTGGGCTTGCCTGACTTGCAGGGAGTCCGATTCAACACGGCCTTTGGTGAACCAAGCGACCGCTCCACCGACGATTGCTGCAACGCTCCCGACGATGGTGGTTTCGATTAGGTTCATTACTTGTTCGGCTCGCCCTTTGTTTTATCCAAGGCCATCCAACCTACTGATAATAGGGTCAATACTGAACCGATGATTTCGGTCAGCGTTGCGGTGTCGATGATGCCTTTGGCAACAAGGGTTCCACCGATGAAGGTTAACAGGTGGCGAAGTAAAGCGATGACTGCTGATTTCATAAAAGGGAGTTTTGGGGTTTCGGGTGTTTCGGGGTTGCGTTTGCGGAATAATCTCATTTGCTCTTGGGTTTGTTGGCGTGATAGTCGGCTTCGTATTGTTCCTCCCAACCTGCAAAGGCGTGAACTCCGCAAGGTTCGGGCCAAGTTTCGTACTGGGTCGCTTCCTTGGGTGGGTCTGCCTCCCAAAGGATGTCGTAGCACACAAGGCCGTCCAAGACCCCAAGGGAAACCGCAGCGGTCGAACCCGTGCAGAGAGCCAGCACCTTGTCAGCGTTGGCCTGCTTGGGGAATGCGTACTTGCGGAAGGTAGCCATTAGAGGGTCGTAAGGGCAGCGAGTTCAGCGTTGGTGAGCCTTGTGGTGTAGAGGGCAGCGGAGCGGATGCGTATTGTTTCTACCGTTGCTCGAGCGGTCTGACCACCTGTTTGAATCCTATTTAACGAACTTGAAAAAGAAAATGCCGTTGTACCTGATACAACTAAATTTCCATTCACAAATGCACAAAAATCACCTGTTTTATACGCTAATGCTGCTTTTACAATTCCACCCGTTAAAGTAAATGAAGTGTCTTGAAATATGACGCTATTATTTGCCCTAAGATATACTCTTGCGTTGACACCCTCTTTACCAATAAAAATCCAATTATTAGAAGTACCATCACTAATGTTAAGCCAAGCATCTGCCGCTCCAGATGGCGATGCTTGAAACTCCATATAAAAAGTCCCCTCGGTCTGCCCGATGCAACCGCTAACCGCCCCTGATACGTTTATCACGTCTGCGTTGCGGGTTACCGCTGCGGTGGTTGTGGGGATGAACGATGTCGGTATTGAACCGAGTTCAATTTGCGGGGCAGCGAAGGCGAGTTCAGTGCCGATTGCGGAGTTGCTCGTACTGGTTGTTGAAACAACTGGGCCAAGCCTTAATGAGCCTAGTGTGCCGCTTGCGGTCATTCTAAAGGTTTCGGAGCAACGAAAAACATTGGTCCCCCATTGTTCAACCCTACGGATTCGGCTATCTACGGGTGCAGTCGTTGTGGTTATGCCGCTGCTAAAAGAACCACTAACATCAAAATTGCCGCCAAGGACCTTATTGCCACCCGAATCAATAACCGCAACATAACCGCCAATCGTATGCGCTGCTGTTTTCTTTACTAAAAATGAAAGAGTGTATGTGCTACCACTTGCAAGGGCTACATTATTGTTTATCCTTTGCAACCTACCACCCGAATCGCTAATATTTGAACCACTCGCCGCAACGGTTATGTTGACACCCGACACTCCAATCACGTCCACATAACCACTTGTAAGGTTTGCTCCAATCGTCCAGTTTGTTGTGGTGTCCTGCGAGTTAAGGATTCCGTTCGACCCACTCGCCTCCACCAACAACGCAGGGCAGCCAACAACGCCACCACTTGCGAAGTAATCCAACCTCGGAATCCCCGAAGCCACTACCTCTATATTCCCACTTGCGTTCACACGGGTCGCAGTCGTTGCACGGGTTACATTGAAGTCGCCCGATGCACCAAGGACCAAACCACCCGAAGTCGTAGCGACTGGGGTGTAAAGTTTGCCCGTTTTGAATCGTGCAGGTACTAAAATCAGCGAAGGTGTCGGCATTGTTAGAAGTTGAAGATTGCAGCGAATCGTGTGAACAGGCAACCATTCACGGCAGCCTCGGCAGCGGTTGCTCCGTCAGCCGTAGCCCTTGCGTTGAAAGCACCCCAAACCCCGGCAGCAAGTCCGCCTTGCAGCATTGATGTCGGGTAGCCGTAGCCGTAACCTATCAGCATCTTAGAGGAAGGTGTAACCGATGACGGAACCTGCGCTTGGAGTAACGGCCGTAATCTTACCGCCATTGCGCCCGCTGATAACGATGCCAGCGGATATGGATGCGCCCGACAAGTTGTAAGGAGTCATGAGGTTCTCGCCACCAGTTCCCGTTAAGACCGTGAAAGTAGCAGCGGCGTTGACTACCAAGAAGTCGTAGTTTTTGCCACTCACGGCAGCATCGACAAACTCCATCGTACCACCTTGGCCGAGCATTTGTTGCAAAATAGGTGTAGGCATTTTTTAGCGTTTAATTGTAAATGTCTTTTAAGTTGGAATTTCACAAACTGAATGACCGTAGGGGATTTCAAAGGTCATCGTCGCCTGCCACCCAGCCGTGCGGTCGTCCCGGCTCTCTACAAAGCGGGTAAGCGATACGCTGGATGAGAGGGTCCAGTCCTCGCTTGGGTCGTTTGTGAGGGCTGATATGAAGTCCTGTGCTACCTGCAGTTGGTCGCTTAGGACCTCATCCTCGTTGTCCTGCCAACCCAACGTAGGGCTGCCCGAAACCACTCCGCCCATCGGCTTGATGGACTCCACCCGGTCGCTAAAATAGACACCGACCACAAGGTCCAAAGTCCCAGCGTCAGTACTTGCCGACTGAACATCCGCAAAGACCAAAGGATAGACGATGCGTTCACGGCTTGGGGTTCGCAGGTTGATGGTGTTGTCCGTGCCTACCGCAAGAGGGTCGCCCGTCCCGAAGGAGTTGACCTGTGGATGAGCATTTGCAAGGTCCAGCAGGGCTTGCTTGATTTTTATCCATGACATAAGTCTGCAGTTTCAGTATGTTTTTTTTATGTGCGCCCATCGTTAGCAGTCATTACACGCCCCAAATTGACCGTAGGGGTAGGGGTAGTCAAGGTTGCTGATTCCCATCCTCCTGTTGCGGTCCAAGACCATCCCGGTTCGATAGTTGGTAGCGTTCGGGTAGATGGTATCCAACGCAGACGGAGGCGAGTTCCACAAGGGGTATGAATTGCGGTTCTCCATGAGGTAGCGGGTAATGCGTTCGGAATACCACTCGGCATCGTTCTTCACTTTGTCGGTTAGCCGGGTAATCTCTTCCATGCTCATTTGGCTTGATTCCTCGCTCGTTCTACGGACCATGCCCTTGTTCATGTACTTAAACGCAAGAACCATGGGCAACTCGTAGTAAAGCCATTGAATCATCGCAGGTTGGATGTAGTCCTCCAGCAGCGTTTGGTTGAGTGCAGAGGTTGAACCGCTGACCACTTGGCTGACGAGTTCCCCGTACAACGGAGAGCCAACGATGGGCTGAATCCGCATCTCCTGCACCTTGACAACCGTTGGACGTATCTGCGTGTAACTGACGTTCTCGTTGATGATGCTATTGTCGAGCAGCGTTTCTTCGCTTATGAATAGTGCCTTCATGCCTTCGTGATTTTATTGCCTTTACGGATTACCAACTGCTGCTCCCATACATGGCGACATTGGGGGCGATTCACTCCGCTGGGCGTGTGATACCAACCGCCTCTGCGATTCCATACGGAGTAACCCATGATTGCAGAAATCCCGTCGATGTCCTCACGTGTGTAAACCTTGCCTTGACCGGCTAAGTCAAGCATCACCTTGCAGAACTCACGGCTCGAGCCTTTGTCCTTGTTGCTGAATCCCGTGGCCCATGCGTACTTGTAGCGGACCTCCAGTACAGGCTCGGCCACTTCCTTCACGTTCTTGGGTAGGTTCTGCTCGGCTATCTTGTCGACGGCCCTGCTGATAGGATAGCGGTCCTTTGTGATTAGGTAGGCGACTCGCTTGGCGACCTTGGCTTTGCTGACCCCGAACTCCTTTGCCATTTCTTCAACCGATGCGTCCCGGTTCTTCTTGCGGTAGGCCTCAATCTTCAGGTCCAACTCTTTCTCTTCTTCGCCCAGTTCGGCAAAGGCCAAGCGGATGTTTTCGTCTATGTTCGCATCGAACCGCATCGGCTTCGAGTGCATGACATGGTAATCGTCGGCATGGCTCCCGAACTTGCTTGCAACGACCTCCAAGACCTTGAACTCTTCGTCGCCCCATCCGTAGTCCTCGTCGTCTTCCTCGCCCCATTGAGGCTCGCTGAACTCTTGGGACTGCACTCCGAGCATCGTGTCAATCTCTTGGGCAGA